ATAATCCACACGATCCTTGGAAAATCTACGGATCGAGCATATAAGAATTTTGATGTAAATGAAGAGGAGTACTTGAGGGCCTTTGACATGGTGAAGGACAACTTCTTTTTTGTCTATCCGGAGACCGACAAGATGCCGGATTTTCGCATTGAACAAATCGAATCGGTGTTCGAATACTTAATTTTTGAGAAGGATGTCAAGGCCGTGATTGTTGATCCCTATATCAAGATCCGCCACGAGATGAGTGCCGGAGAGCCGGAGCATTTGTACGCTTCTCGATTTATGATGGATCGAATCAACTTTACAAGAAAGAACAATGTCTCCTATCACTTGGTCATGCACCAAACAACACCGAGGAAAGAGAAGGATGGAAACTATCCTCCACCTTCACTTTACCAAATTAAAGGAGGCGGAACTTTTGCCGATAGTACCGACAATTCGATAAGCGTTTGGCGGCCAAATAGGGCAACCGATCCCAACGATACCTCGGTGATCATTAAAACGGACAAGATCAAAAAGCAAAAGTTGGTTGGTATTCCCTTCGAGATCACCATCGACTTTAATCGAAAGCGAAATCGGTATATAGGCAAGGATGGATTCGATTACTTTGAGAATGCGGTGGTTGGTAAGGTACCGGAGCCAAGCCCTCAAAAGTTTACTACTTCCGGAATCGATTATTTTGTATTTCCGGATCAAGAAGAAGAAATCAACGCGCCATTTTAAACCAAAAACAACATGAAAAAACAAGACCTTTTTAGCGTATCCTCTACACTCCTAGCGATCTTTGTCTTGATCCGTTTGGATGTATCAAATCTATTTCTCTTTATTGTCTTGGTGGCTTTGTTTACCATCGGAATGGATTTCGTGTATAAGCATTGCAAATAATTAAAACGAAAAAAATATGAATATTCATTTTGATTTATTTGGCAACGAAATAATCCAAGACGAACTCTTGCTAGACAAGTTCATCGAACCCCCTTTTAGCGTATTGGATACAAAAAGCGGGAATTGGCAAAAGAGAAAAAAACTTTGGATCAACAAGGGCCTTCGAAGTGAGGTTGGAAGAGATTCAAAAGTCATAAACATGGGCACCACAAATGTCGAGAAAAACTCGGCCGAATATGTGAGCGTTTTTGATCCGGCACTTTGCGAGGTTTTATACCATTGGTTTTGTGAAAGTGGTGGCAAGATATTAGATCCTTTTGCCGGCGGTTCGGTTCGTGGTATTGTGGCCAATTATTTAGGGTATAAGTATACCGGCATTGATATTCGGGAGGAACAAATTGAAAGCAATCGAGAACAAGCCATTAAGATCCTACCGATAGAGAATCAACCTCAATGGTATGTGGGGGATAGCAACGAATTGCTAGATAACAAATGGAATATTGAATTTGATTTGGTTATGAGTTGTCCACCTTATGCAGATTTGGAGGTATATAGTGATCTTGATGGTGACATTTCAAACAAAACATATCCGATTTTTTTGGATCTATATGAAAGCATAATTCAAAAGAGTTGCAAGCATTTGAAAAAAGGTGGATACGCTTGTTTTGTGGTTGGTGAGGTAAGGGATAAGAATGGCTTTTATTTGGGATTCGTTCCGGATACCATCAAGGCATTTGAAAAGTGCGGAATGAGGTTTTACAATGAGGCCATTTTATTGAATGCCATCGCAAGCGCAAGCATGAGAGCCAATGGTAACATGAAAAGCCAAAAACTTGTCAAGGTGCATCAAAATATCCTTGTATTTAAAAAGCCATAATGATACAATTCAAGATAAATGAGAAGCCTTTGAGCGTAAACCTAGCTTGGCAAGGCAAACGCTTTAAAACACCGAAGTACAAGGACTACGAAAAGGCGATCTTACTACGGATGCCGGCCGGAAAAGTTGCCGGTGATCAAATGCTTCGCGTGGAATTTTTCTTTGGGTTTAGCAATAAAGCGAGCGATCTTGACAATCCGGTCAAGTTGCTCATGGATATCGCCCAAAAGAAGTACGGCTTCAATGATTGCAACGTATTCGAACTTAACATTCGAAAATGCTTGGTAAAGAAAGGCGAGGATTTTATACACATGGGGATTTATTCTTTACTTCCTTTCTAACCAATTACCATTTTTTACATTTGATTAAAATAAAAAAAGTACATTTGAAGAAATAACAAAACAATGGCAGAATTAGAAGGAATTATGGTCCGAAGAAGGAGAAAACTTTTAGGATATACCCAACATCAACTTTGTGAAAAGATAGGCTTGAGCCATGCACCGGTACACCATTTCGAGAATGGGAAGGAGTCGATAAGTTTGGCCAACCTTCGGGCTATTTGTAAAGAGTTGGGACTTGAGGTAGTTATAAAACCAATGGAAGGCTAAGTGATCCGACCGGCCCACAATTCGGATGTGAGTTGTTAGTGGGTAGCCTTCCAAAAAACTAAAAAAAAATGACTAGACCACTACCAAACAAAAAGACTGACTATTCTCTTGAGATCCGATATAAGAAGGCGAACAACGAATGGAGTGATTGGTCCTCGAAAGGTCATGGCATCTTCCAAGGCATCAAGATAGTTCAAACACAAATAAGGATGCTTGCTAGTCCTTACACCAACCGAGAGAAGGAAGTGCGCTTTATCTTGTTTGGTTCCTTTTGCGACTTTGAAGGGAATCCAACCGGCAAGGTAATATCTTTGAAATGAAGTCGATCGGATGGCTATATGATCGAGAGTTTGAGTTCGTATTTAAGAACATAGGAAAAGAACTATGGGAAGATCTACGGCAAGAGGTCGCATATATAGTTCTCCAATACGATAGCAAAAAGATAGGCGAACTTGAATCGAAGGGAAAGCAAGTATTTAAATTTTGGATTGTGCGCATTTGTTGCAACCAAACGAATTCAAAATATGGGAAGTTTGGCCGGTTGTATGCAAGCCTTTTACCGGTTGAGGACATTCTCAAATTCGTAAAGGAAGAGGAGCCGATCGACAATAGTCAAGAGGTTGCGGATGGGATTTCCAAGATAGTCGAAGGGCTTTATTGGTATGATCAAGAAATCCTCAAAATGTATGTCGAGTTGGGTAGCGTTCGGAAGGTAAGCAAGCAAACCGGTATCCCACACACATCAATATTTATCACCATCAAAAACATTCGAAAATGTATCAAATCACAATTGGTGTATTAGGGTCGATCGGGATAACCTTGATCTACTTTTACATTCTCAACTTCCCTAAAAAATTTAAGGAAGTTACGGGCCGTAAATTAGTCAAGCCTTTCTCATGCTCCTTTTGTATGTCCTTTTGGATATGCCTATCGTATCTCCTTTGGAATACAACCATTATCGAGGCGATATTTATAGGAAGTACAACACCATTTATTTACCTCCTTGTGGAGGATTACATCACAAACAAGTTTCAATTATGACAACGGAAGATCACGAACTATTCAAGAAGCACATGGGGCTTTATGAATGCTACAAAAAACACGCTTTTATTCGCAACTATTCGAAGGAGGTTTACACGGATTTGATTCACTTGTACACCACCTATGTAAACCCAAAGCATAACTTCTCGCATTGGTGTAGTTCATGCCGGATGGAGTTGGTCAATTACCTATATGGGTGGTATACCAACGAAGAGAATACAACTTGGTACCGAAAGCAAGAGGAGGAAGAGGCGGCCCTATTGGTAGATCAAACGGAAGTGGCACCGGCACCAACCAAGAGAAAGAGAAAAACATCAACCAAATAATATATGGAACAAAAACCGAAAGTAAGATTGGGAAGTGGCAAGAAGAGAAGCCCTTCTTGGATGACCTCATCCTTTTGCATTACGGATGCCGAGGCACACGTCTACACCTACAATGGAAAGAAGTACGTCAACCTCAATATCAATGTCTACGATGAGCCGAATCAATATGGGAAGGATGTCTCAATCACTTTGAACGAATACGAAAAAGATGCCGCGGTCCCAAAGGCTAATTATGTTACGTCTTCCCTAAATTCATTTGATGCGGCTCCCGTTGATGATTTACCATTTTAAAAAAAAATAGTCGGTGGCGGAATTGGAAAACGCACATTGGAGCTGCTTGTCAAAAGTAATGGCACATCAAGATCCCCTTAAATGTGTTTGCGGGTTCGAGTCCCGTTCGGCTAAAATTAAAACTTAAAAAAAACCACCATGTCAAATTTTCAATTGAATTTTAACTCCGCTAAAAAGATCGTGACCATCTCACTTGTGGAGGATGATGCCATCTTTGATCTTGCCAACCTATTCAAGAAGCTATTGGATGATGCCGGCATCGAGAACACAATCACCGAGACCTTGATCGAAGAACCTACTCCGGTAGAGACCGAAGAAACGGCCTAATCTTTGAAGCAAAAAATACGTTTAAGTGGGTAGTCGGTTTTTCCGATTGCCCTCTTTCATTACACAAAATAATACAATATGAAAAAGCCCGATCGATCTATTATCAAGGAAGCCATTGTGAAGGCTTATGGCAACCTCTCAACGGCCGCAAAGTCTTTGCAAGTGGAAAGGGCTACCCTTTACGCTTGGATTGAACAGGAAGGCTTAGATGAAGCCGTACAAGAAGGGCGAAATAAGAGGCTTGACTTTGCCGAGTCGATGCTCGATAAGGGAATGAAGGAAGGGAACATGACGGCCATCATTTTCTACTTAAAAACACAAGGCAAATCTCGAGGCTATATCGAAAGGCAAGAAGTAACCGGAGCCGATGGCAAGAAACTTTTCGAGGTGACCATAGTCGATGGTGACAAGTAGCATCAAGACCAACAAGGTATTCAAACACCTTGAAACCTCCACGGCCAAAATAGTAGTTCAACAAGGAGGCACCCGATCCGGCAAGACCTTTAATATTTTGCTTTGGATCATCTTCTCATATTGCCAAAGAAATGAAGGCAAGATCATCACAATATGCCGGAAGAGTTTCCCCGCCTTACGGGGTACTGTCATGCGTGACTTTTTTCAAATTCTCAAGGATCACGATATCTATTCGGAGGACTTTCACTCCAAGACCGCCAACGAATACAAGCTAAACGAAAACACCATCGAGTTCATCTCTTTGGATATGCCGCAAAAGATCCGCGGCCGGAAGAGGGACTTGCTATTTGCCAACGAGGCCAACGAATTGACTCAAGAGGATTGGACTCAATTACTTTTTAGGACCAACGAAAAGGTCATTCTCGATTACAACCCATCGGAAGAGTTTCATTGGATATATGATCAAGTCCTTACGAGATCCGATGTCGACTTCTTCCAAACCACCTACAAAGACAACCCATTTTTGGGCGATGTCATAAAGGAAGAGATCGAGAGACTCAAGCAAGTAGACGAAAACTATTGGAGGGTATACGGCCTTGGAGAAAGGGGCCAAAGCCGATCTTTGGTATATACTTTCAACACGATCAAGGAAATACCCAAGGAGGCAAAGTTGATAAGCTACGGCCTTGACTTTGGTTACTCAAGCGATCCGACCTCCTTGGTTCGTACGTATCTTTTGGAGGACAATATGTACGTAGATGAGTTACTATATCGCACCGGAATGACCAACCAAGACATCGCGAACGAGATGAAGGCTTTGGGACTAGATCGGAGCAACGAAGTATTTGCCGATAGTGCCGAGCCAAAGTCCATCGAAGAGATCTATCGCATGGGGTGGAACGTAAAGCCAACGATCAAGGGATCTATCAACATCGGCATTGACATCATCCGCCGGTACAAGCTACACGCGACCGAGTCGAGTTTTAACTTGATCAAGGAGTTGCGCAATTACAAATACATCGAAGATAAAAATGGAATTATAACCAATCGGCCGGTCGACAATTTCAACCACGCACTCGATGCCCTCCGGTACTCGGTAGTAAACAAAATTTCCAAGAGCCATTTGGGCCGGTACTCCTTCCGATAGATCGCAAAATGCGACCGCAAAAATACATCAAACCAAAAGAATATATTTAAAGCTATGTGGGACAAATTATCCGTAGGTCAATTCATAACCTTGTACGATATCGAGGTGAACGCTAACCTTAACATCATCGAGAAACAACAAAAGATGCTTGCGGTGATAGATGGGAAAGACGAGAGCGAGTACGATGATTACAAGTACCGAGATCTCATGAATGAGTTTGGGGCAAAGCTATCGTTCTTCGATAACTTACCGGAGACCAAGCCGGTTGACTTCTTACAAGTAGGGGATAACCGATATAAATTTTGCCATGAGTTACACGAGATCACGGCGGGCCAATATATCGATATACTTGCGTTTAGCGGGGAGATCATGCAATTGAATAAGATAGCGGCTTGCTTCTTTCTTCCTATGGAAGGAGACAAGTACAAGGGATATGGAGCGGTTCCTCATGATGTGGTCGCGGATGACTTGCTCAATGCGAAGTTCATCGAGGTTTATGCGTGTATGCTTTTTTTTTGTCAACTATTCAACGAATTAATCGCAACTACCATAACCTCCTCACTCCGGAACAAGGGGTTGGCGGAGAGGGCAGTCCGTTTATGGAAAGATGGGGGTGGGTATATAGCACCAAACAAGTCGCGGATTTCCAAAATATAAAAGTAAATGAGGCTTACGATTTGAGGGTAATCGAGTATTTAAACACCCTCGCATATTTGAAGGATTATAACAAGGATAAGGATAACCAATACAAGAAATGGTCGTTGCAACAAAGGACAAGGTAGATGGAATTATAAATCTAGGGGGTAGAAGGTTAAAGGCCAATGAATACATCCTTGATGTAGAAAAGGCACTTGCTCGAAATATTCAAGAGGCCATGCTTAAACTTGGCGGAAATGTTGTCCTTAATCTTTCAAAATTGGCACCGGAATCTTCGGTAGATTACAAACCTCCCTTGAAGGTTAAAGGAAAAAAAAAACCAAAAACGGGTACCGATTTGGAATTA